TCTTTAATGTTTCTAAAGATGCAGTAATTTGTCTTTGGTTAGTAACTTCATATTGTTCTTTAGGTTCTGGTATATAAACTGTAATCTTTGCCATTATCTTCTACCATCGGGTTGAAAATCAAATCTAAATAGACCTAATCGCCAATTCTCATCAGTTGATTCATTTTCTATCTTTAGCGCTGCTAATCTTGCTCTAGCTCTTGTATCAATCTTTTCTGTAGAACTATTGATTGTAAAAGGTCCCAACGGGGAACTTCTTTGCGTATCTGAGGGATAATCTCTTAATTGCATTGTAATTTTAGCATTGCCTTGTAATACTTTAAAGTCTGGAACAAGTCTTCTAATTTTTATAAAGAATTCTCCATCACCATTTATATCTAGATCAAAATCACCAGACTCAATAAATGCTGGAATAGCTGTTGCATTACCATTAAAGTCTACTTCATTAACTCCTGTTTCGTGTTGGTAATATGTAGACTTACCTTGAGACGCACTTATACCATTAACTGTTGGAAAGTTAGGTGCACTGTTTTGTGTAAATTTAGTTGCGTAAGGTTTATCAAATACAGATTGGTCTGCGTAAGATGATCGTGCTAAAGTCCCCGTTACCCAAGTGCCTTCTAAATAATTATAGATTACCATTCTATTAACAAAATTACTTGAAGCATCAGGATAAAACCAAATAATTTCATTAAATAAACTATTGTGCGATGCGTACACTTGTTGACCTGCATTAAAATTTAAACCTGGATTGTTTCCAGTTGTTTTAAATACAAAATCCTCAACTAAACATGACATTCTTTTTACAGATCCATCGTAGATAAAAAATCCACCTTCATCAGACATCCAATAAACTGTACTGTCCACAAACACCATTGAGTTTTGTCCTAAAATTCCACAGTTAAATCCCACTTGTCTAATAGAAAAAGTAAAAGGCGGACCAACAAATTGCATGATATATGCTGATGTATCAGTACCAACAAATGTAAAGTCTTTACCTTGAACTGCACCTCTTATTTCAGAACCAGAGTCTAGTTGAAAAGTTCCTGCAGTGTTAACAGATGTTGGTTGATAATCAGTTCTATCTTCTTGGTCAGAAAATCTAATAAACATTTTATCTTGTGTAGAAGGAGTTCCAATTGTTGTTTCAGTTCCTAAATGAAATAAGTGTCTATCCCTATCAGACACAATAGTCATTATAGATTTAGTAGGGTTGTTAGGAATTGAAACTGCTCTTGTAGATAAAGCAGCTGTATCTGTGTTTAATGGAAACCATTGAAACGATCTGCCATTTAAAACAGTAGCTATTAAAATTTGACCGTAGTTATCTAAAGACCATAGTCCAGGATCTAAAAAAGTATTAGTAGTAGTTCTTGCTGTACCCCACGTAGATGCACTCCATCTTCCTGCTCCCCATCCGTATCCAGGTGTTTGAACTAACGGGCCAACTTTAATGTAAGGTAAAGGGTCTAACGTTCCATCATTTGTGGCTCCTGTTCCTGTTTCCGCTGTAGGCATTTCAATTGTAAAAGTTGTAGTGCTTGGAACAGTTTGAACCTCAAACAAAACATCATCAAAATCAGTAGCCGTATAATCTGTTTGGCCACCAGTAAAAGATCCTGCGTTTTCAAATGTAACAATATCTCCAGGCTCTAATTCATTAGCCCCTGTAGTTGTAATGGTTACAGTTGTTGAGCCGTTTGTTGTAGTAATATCTGCCCCCGTTTGTTGTCGGTCAGGGTCAATAGGGGTTATGTCGTAAAATTGACCTGAATAATAAACATATAACAATCTATTAGTACCAATTGCAGCATACTTACGGCCATCTAAATCTGTAAATGTATGAATTGCTCTTGCAGCTCCAATTAATTCAGAAGAGGTTTCTTGAGTCCAACCCCCTATTTTTTCAGGTTGCCCATATCTAAAACGTACATTATCCCCATCTACCCAGTTGTTTTCATTCTGGGTGTCTGTCAATTGTTTATTAAATCCAGGTCTAAAAGGTATTTTTGTTAAAGCCATAAATGCATTTTACAATACATTTAGTCTGTAGTATAGAGGCTAATATGAATACAATGAAAGCCCGAATAGTGTGGTTTCCTGAAAAATTATCTACTATAAATTTTGATACTTTAGAGAACAAAATAGACTGGGATCAGGAGCATTTAGAGACTGTCCGTAAATACATGAAGGAAGATGGATTGTTATTTCCTGCCGTATTTAAAGATAATGAAATACATTGTGGTCATTATAGATTTAAAGTGGCAAAAGAAATGGGTTATGATGGTATTGATGCCTACAAGGTAGATACTTTTGCAGAAGCTTTAAAATTGACTACTTTTACAGAATTATGTTATAAGCACTACAAAGAATATAAAGACAAAAATTATGTATGAGTCATTAACAGAAGCAACTAAATTTCATGCTGTAAACCAAGATAATTGGATTGGTGAAGCATTAGCAGAATATAAACATCAAATTTTTAATTTAATAAAAGAAAATAATATTAAAACTATTTTAGATTATGGTTGTGGTAAAGCAAAATTTCATTCTATTTTATTTAATAACAAAAAAGTTCCAGGATCTCCTATGGGTATAAATATAACTCCATATGACCCTGCAGTTGCACAATTTTCAAATAAACCAACTGGTCAATATGATTTAGTTTTATGTATTGATGTTATGGAACATGTTCAAGAGGACAGAGTTGAAGAAGTTCTTAAAAATATATTTAGTTACAGTAATAAAGTATTTTTAACCATTACTTGTTATGCTGCTACACAAATTTTACTTAATGGTAAAAATGCACATTACACTATTAAAGAACCTGATTGGTGGAAAGAAAAGTTAAAACCATATGATGGTAGCTATATTACAATATTTCAAACTAAACCCAATAGAGGTGGTGATGTGGTTAACAAAGAAGAGTGGAAACCTAATTCTATTACATTAAAAAAATTAGAAAAAAACGATAAAACATTAGATGAAACTCAAAAAGAAAAAGCAAAATTATTATAATGATTTTTCAAAACATAGAGCTATATGAAACTGATAAGTTTCAATATTTACTAATCCATAAAAATGGTTCTCACAGTATAATAGAGGCTTTAAAAAATTTAAAATATTTTATTACAAATAAAATAAATTTATCTAAAATTAGATGGACCGTTATAAGAGATCCATATGAAAGATTTATATCAGGTTTAAGATATGATTTAAAAAGACAAAATTTAGATATTAAAGATATAGAATATCAATCTTTATTTAATGGACGTTTAAATAATTTTTTAAATCAAAAAGGAAATGTAAATCATACCTTATCTCAAATACCTTATCTAATAAATACTCATGTTAATTGGTATATTGAACTAAAAGATTTAAATGTATTTATGAAAACGCATTTTAATAAAAACTTACATTTAAACAAAGAAGAAAATACACTAGAATTAAATTTAGATAAAAAAGAAATAATGAAACATTTAGATTTAGATTATTATATATACAATCAAATTATAGCTTCACCTAATTTGTGGAAATGGCAACAAGGTAAAATATTTTAAAATGAAAACAACAACACTTGATAACATTATTTCCCAAAAAGAATTATTTTTTATGTATAATGAACTTGTAAGTTGTCAAAACTGGTCCCTTAAAGGTTATTCAACAAATCATGTTGGCTTTATGCATTCTCCACTTTTAATGGTTAAGGATCATGATGAATTAGTTAAGCATTATCCTTTTTATCTTTGGGGACAGACTATAATTTATAGAATAGAAAAATTATTAGAAAATAAAAATATAGGTATGCCCACTAAATTAAAAAGAATGTGGTTTAATTCTACTTACCATGGTAAAAAAACTCAACACTGGTTTCATAAAGATGCTGAAAAAAATTATACATCAATTTTACTATTTATGACTCCTGTTTGGCAACCTGATTGGAGAGGTTCTTTTTATATAGATGGAGAAGAATTTAAATTTAAACCAGGTAGCGCAGTAATATTTAATTCTAAAGAGTATCATAAAGGTGAATCCCCTGCGTCAGAAATTTATAATTGGCAAAGAATAACTTGTAATATTTTAGTAGGAGAAAATGATTAAATTAATAAATAAAAATAATAAATTAAATCAAAATACTAATAGTTTAAATGTTACTTATCCAAGAACTATAACTATTATATATGGTCATTATCCTTATCCAGATAAAGTTCATAATATTATTTTAGAAATTAAAAATAATTTAAATCCTAACATGGATAATTACACATCAGTAAAAGGTAAAATGACTAACTGGAAACATTTTATTGGTAATGCTTTATTTGAAGATTTTTTTAAATTCTTGATAAATAAACACCAAACAACACATCCTAATATATTTGCTTATTTTTTAGAACGATCTTGTATTATTGAGGCATGGGGTAATGAAGTTAAAAAAAATGATAGTATTGATTTTCACGATCATAGATATTATCACGCAATTTTATATCTAACAGATGGAGCTGATTTAATTTTACCAGAACTAAACATTTCAATTACACCTAAAGCTGGTGATTATTATATTTTTCCTCCAATGGTACTACATGGTTTGGACAAACATAAAGATGATTTTACAAGATATTCTTTAGTATGTAATTTTGATTCTTTTGAACACTTTTCATTAAACAAAAAAATAAAAAAAATTTATGAAAAAAACAATAAATAAAAAAGCTAGTATAAATAATTTTATAGGTGTTTATGATAATTACATCACTAAACAAGAATGTGATAAAGCCATAAAATTATTTGAAAATCAAAATAAATTTAATAATACTTTAAATAGAATAGCTTATGAAAATTCTCCTATTTTACAAAAACAAGATAAACAATTTTTTGCAGGAGAAAATAATATAGATGTCTGGTGGGAAGACTTAAAACCTTTGATGTTAAATTTTGATATAGCATGGAATCACTATATGCAACAAACTGGAGCAAGAGAAAGTTATGGACAAGATAAATTTATTTATACACGTTTGAAAATTCAAAAAACATTGCCTACGGAAGGTTATCATGTTTGGCACATAGAACATGGTTCTACTTTTGAAATGCAGGGAAGAGCTTTTGTTTTTAGTATTTATTTAAATGATGTGAAAGAAGGTGGAGAAACAGAATTTTTACATTTTTCTCAAAGGGTACAACCTAAAACAGGAAGAATAGTTATTTGGCCAGCAGGGTTTCCATATGTGCACAGAGGTAATTCACCTTTATCTGGTAAAAAATATATCTTAACCTCTTGGATGAGATTACATTAACAATGTCATTTGATGCTAAAATATCTGATTTAAAATTCCATATAAATAGTTTAGTTCCAAAAGATGTATGTAAATATTTTATAAATTTTTATGAAAATAATACTAATTACGCTTTTCCAGAAGAAAGCTATAAATATAAAACTAAAAAAGTTGAAGAAGATAATTTTAAATGTTTAAACTTATCTTTACATTATCTGAAAGATGAAAAATATAAAAAACCATTAGAATTAGCAAAAACATATATATCTATAATGATAACTAATTATGTTTTGCATATTCAAAAAAATATCTGTCCTACATTTGATCAAAGACTTATATCAAAATCGAATAATATTCGAATACTAAAATATGAAAAAGGACAATCTATAAAAGATCATTGTGATGTTGGTGGTTCTATACGAGCATCATGTACATTAAATTTAAATGAAGATTATGAAGGTGGTGATTTTAGATTTTTTAATGGTAATATAAAACATTCTTTTAAAACAGGTGATGCTATGATATTTCCAGCAGAACCAATATGGATTCATGGGACTGAACCTATTAAAAATGGTACAAGATACTCTATTAATTGTTTTCTAGAATACTAATGAATTTAGTATATCACATACCAAATAAACTGTATTACATACAAAATTTTTTAGATTATAATACGTATAAAAAGATACACTATGATGTTTTTAAAAGTAAATTAATTAAACTTAATTCAACAGAAAAAACATGGGATAAAGGTCTTCAATACGGTTATAAAAATTACGTTGATAATACTTCATTAAACAATGATTACAAACCACTGCAAAAAATAAAAATATTACTAGAAAATAATCCTTTTTACAAAATTAAAATAAATGAATTTAAACCTTTAATTCATTCTATGAAAGATAACTCAGGTATAAATTGGCATGATGATTATGGTTGGCAATATGGAATAACTTATTATATAAATTATAAATGGAATTTGAAATTTGGGGGTGAGTTTTTATTTAAAGATGAAAAATCTTATGGGTTTATACCTTTGGTAGGAAATTCATTAGTTATAGTTAAGGCTCCTCTTAATCACAAAGTAACTCCTGTTATGAAATCAACAGTTCCTAGAAAAACAATACAAATTTTTATTAATAATAAATGATTAAAATAATAGATAATTTTTTTAAAGAAGAAGATTTAATTAAAATTCAAAACTTTGCTACAACTCAGGCTTGTTATACACCACAATTCTTTGAAAATACTAAAGGAAAAAATAAAGAAAATTATTTTGGAGATAGATATTATTTAGATTCAAACCCAGAATTATTAAATAAATTTATAAAACAAGCTGAATTAAAATTTAAAATAAATATAAAAAAAATAAATAATACATCTGGTATTGATCAAAGAAATTTAGATCATTTTAAACCTCATATTGATTATCCAAGTACAATAAATATTATGACTATGCTAAAAGGAATAAACTCCATAACTAATGGAACTGTTTTTTATGACAAAGATAATGATAAGTATGATTTAAATGTTGGTTTTAAAGAAAACAGAGCAATATTATTTCCCTCTAATCATTATCACTCACAATATGCTAGTGACATTCCTAACATGAAAAGATTTACTGCTACTTTATTTATTCTAGATTATGAAGAACTGTAACTTGTAGGTCTTGGGCCTAATCTAGCTATTTTTTCAGCTTCAGTTTCGGATACAACTTCATCATTAACAACTAGAACATTTGCATCCCAATCATTTTGGATTTTAGCCAAATACATTGGATCCCATTTAGTAGAAAACTGACTTATGTCTCCAAGATTAGCGTCAGCATACGATGAATTAGGAGTTTCATCTCTATACTCTACTTCATCTGAAGTATTAGATGTTCCATATTGAATTGCCCAAATGTTTGAAAATTTTGATTGATTCCAAAAAGCATCATCATCAATTATAAAAGCAATACCTTCAGAAGCACCTTCTGCATAATTTTTAGTTATTTTTTTGTCATCAAAAACTACTGCCCATTTTCCTCTGCTTGCCATTTTATCTCCTAAGTTTTTATAATATATAATACTGTTAAATATGGTTGAACAACTGATGTTGCATCACCTGCAAAGTTTGCACTCATATTGTGTGAGTGACCTCCACCATCTCCTCTGTTACCTGTATAAAATCCACCACCCATAGCACCTTGAAAAAGAACGCTACTTCCTGAAGGAAATGTTTGACCTCCCAAAAGGTGATTGTGTGAAGAAAGTTGTGGAGTAGATAAAGTTGCGTTAGCTGTTGAACCCCCAACATTTCCAGTTGAAGTCACAGTATTTGCCCCACCTGTTGTTGCTAAAGCTTTAGTTCCAGATTTTCCAACTGCTACGTTATCTTGTAAATCTGGCACGTTGAAAGTTGTTGAACCATCACCTGATCCATAAGTTGTACCAACGATTGCAAATAAATCTGCATATGTTGATCTTGAAACTGCAGAGCCATCACATTCTAAGAAACCTGTTGGTACAGAAGAATCTGACCACGGCACAATCGTTGCTGTTGGAATACCTTCAATACCTGTAAGGTTAGCTCCATCAAAATCATATCTAGTTGCTTCGTAGTTTGCCATAATTATTTATCCTTATAAGTCCAACCAACTGTTGCATCGCCAGAATATACAAGAGTAAATCCTGCACCTTCTGTATTCACAACAAGGTCGGCTGCTGCATTTGTTATATTAGATCCGTTTCTACCAACTGTAAAGGCATTAGTGTCAAAAGTATATTTTGAATCTACAAATGTCACTTCATCTCCTGTTGCTGGTGAAGCGGGTAAAGTTATTGTTAAAGTCCCACCAGAAGTATCTGCTAAAATTTGAGCACCTGGTTGAACTGTTTCAGCTGCAGAGATTGCTCTCCATTTTTTAAATTCTAAATCTTTTACAATGTCTGTTCCATCTGCATGGCAAATATATGAATGACCTTCACATAATAAAAATCCAGTTTGTCCTGTAACTTTAAATGTTAAAGTATTTCCTGCATGATCCGTTCCATCAACGATGTTAAAAAACTTTTCAATTCCTGTAGGAAAGTTTACAATTCTATTTGCTGCAAGAGTACCTGTAAATTTTAAAGTCATATTTCTTGCATTTGAAATTGCTGCATCTGTCATTGCTAAAGTTACATCGGCTGACGCAACATCTATTTCTTGATAACCTGCAATTGCTTGTTGTACTAAATTTAAATTTGTATTTGTTTTATCGCCCCACGTACCAGAGTTTTCCCCTGTTACCATTAGTTCAATTTTTAAATCGGTCGAATAACTAGATGCCATAAATTTTATCTCCTAAATAATTATAATTTTACCTTAATCATGCTGCTAAATCAACCTCTGACCAAGTGTTGTTGACACCAGGATCAATCTCTTGCCATGCAGTAACGTTTACGGAACCAACCGAAATAGAAGCTAAATTACCCGTGACATCTATATTTGCTGTTCCTGTTACAGTTACAGATCCTATAGATCCTGTAATTTCTATGCCTGTTACAGGGTAAAGTGAAGCCTGTTCTGCAGTCCCAATCGAAGAGGTTAATTCTACTCCTGTTACAGATTCGTTAGTAGACTGAATAAGAGTAATATCACCTAAAGTGAAAGAAGCAGAAATACCTGTTACAGGTACCTCTAGTAAAGGTTCTGGAACTACCTGACCTACTTCTCCTGTTAATTCAATACCTGTTACGTCTACGTTTGCATCAGCTTGAAGTGTTAACGAACCAACAAATCCATCTAATTGATCTTCAGAAGCTAATACAAATACATCTTGGTCAATTTGAATTGAGAATGAAGGACTTGCATAAGTAATATCTAATTGAGAACCAGTGACGTTTACATCAATATCTATAGATG